AAAGTAATATGTAATATGTGTATGAAAACTTTTAAAGATGATGATGAATTAAAGTTAATGGAAGATCAAGACGGATATTTTAAAGGTTGTCCTACTTGTAAAACAGATAGTTATTTAATGGATATAGAGGAGAAAGACTAATGACTAAAGCATTAAAAATAAAACCAATTAAAAAGAAAATGATACTGAATATAGATTTGATCTATTGGCTAACGGAAGAATGGGATACACAAGATGTTATTGATGTAGGTATTGGCACAAAGCAAGGTATTGAATGGGAAATATTTGGGTGTATAGGAGATTATTTACCTATTTCTTACATACATAACTGGGAAGAAGTTAAACCTATTTTAGATGAACAAACAGAGGAGGGTATGCCTTTAGGAGATTATGCTGAGAAAGAGTATGAATTAATGTGGCAACATCACAAAAACCCTAAATACGAATGGGAATATGACTTTTATTATGGAGAAAATGATGACTAAAGCTGTTTACCCAAACCCAATACCAAAACACTTACAACACTTACCAGAATGGAAGTTAAGATGTTTATTTTACTTATTCAGATCACGATAAAATTATTGTCTTGCATAACTCTCTGTAAGTAAAAATATGAGGTTGTAGGGGTTGCTAGTCCTTCTGCGTTAGAACAAAACTAGCATTTTATTTAATTATTTTAGATCACGATAGGAGGTGTTATATGAAAGTTAGAGTACAAGAATATAGAGATAGAATATTTGAATTACCAGATAATCATTTTAAAGATAAAGACGGAGATTATTTTGATGATTTGTCTGATTGTGAAATAGCTAATGAATTTATAACAAAAGGTAAACTTTTGTATGAAAATTCAGAATATCAAGATGACCCCTATTCCTGGGACACAAAAGTTTTTAATTACGAAACTAATAAATGGGAGGAGGTGTGATATGGACGGTAAACAAGAAGAAGAGTTTGTAGTTAAAGTTTCTGGAATTTTTCATGTTATGGATTATTCAGAAGAGGGAGCAATAGAATATATTAAAAATACTTTAGATAATCGTATTAAAGATTTAAGTATAGAGGTGTCAGATGAAAAGTTTTAGAGATTATAAGCCTAGTGTTCAATGTAATGAGTGCGATACATATTTATTAATTGGAGATAATCCAAATAATCCAATATTAGAAATTTGTGAAGATTGCATACAAGAAAAAGAAATGTTTGAAAATATGACCACAAAAGAACGATTAGAAGAAGTTGTTATGTGGGTAATAGAAGATTTATGGGAAGAACTATCTAAAAAAAGCAAAACAAGAGTAATCAGACAATTAAAATTTATGGGTTATCCAACAGAAGATTTAGAGGAGATAAAAGATGATAACACTAGATAAAATTAAAAATATTGCAGAAGATATAATCGCAGATGATGAATGGGTTAATGATAGTCATTCACAAGCAGAACATTCTGGTATTAAAGCAGGACTTTATGCTTTGATACACCATTTAGAGGAGATAAAAGATGATTTATAGAATCGAAGGCAGATACACATACAAAGTATCTAAAACAGTAAAAGCAGATAGTAAAGAGCAAGCATTAGCAATAGCACAAGAAGAGCCTTTATGCGAATGGGATTGTGTAGAGCAAGATAGCTATTCAGAATGTTTAGACCATTTATCTTTTCAGGAGGAGATAAAAGATGAGTAAATTAGTATTAAGAATTGATAAAGAATGTGGCTCTATGTGTCCCTGGGGATTGTTTAAAAGTAAAGAACAATTAAAAAAATGCCTACAAGAACAAGACGCTTACTCTAGCGGTTGGACTGAAGAAGAGTACTATAAACAAAATGCACATGTTGATTTAGATGAATATTGTGAAATATACCAATATGGATATATTGAGTTTACTGAAGAACAAATTGAAGAAGCACTTGGAGATTATGCAGAAAAACATAAACTTAAAGATAATTGGGGGGATGAATTATGAATAAACCTCAATACCGTATCAAACTGGTTTCTTGGGAAGAAGTATCAGCTTACTTTGATCCAAATCTTGATCCCAGCTCTAAGTTTGGCTTTTTGGTTTATAAACCAGGCTCAAAAGACTATGATCAAGCCTTTTGGTATAATAATAACAAAGAAAGGTGGATAGGATTATCTAAATATGTTGCACAATTACCGTAAAGCACATACTATGTGGATTAGGCACTTCTTTCTATATTTTTTCATAATTCTCTCCTCCAACTATATATTTGATTGGAGTGCCTTTTGTTTTTAAGTTATTTAGGTTGGTTCTTATTGTTTTGTTTCCTGATTTGGGGTTGGTTCTTCGATAAGTCTGCTTGAAGAATGATCGTCATACACTTTACCCTCTGACTTTTCTTTTTGTTCAAGTTCCTTTTGTTTAACTAACTGTTTAGCCATAGCACCACCTAATAACTGCTCTAGCCTACCTTCTACCTCTTCTCTACTCATTTGATCTATTTTACCGAATAGCACCTCTTTTCTGTCAACTATGAGGCCGCCAACCCTCAAAAGAGAGTTTTGGGCAGATATGGCCGCATTAAACGATCCTGCCGCTAGAGCTTTATCTCTTATGTCATACAAGTCCTGGACTGCCCTATCGTAGTTAAGCTCATACTTTTTCTTAACTTCATTAGTTAAAAAGTTATATTCTTTTCTTACTATCTCATTCTTAAATACATTTACAGCAGCTTGTCTTGGATCTTTATAACCAGCTTTACTTGCACACTCTACTAAAGATAGTCTTGGATTGTTTACAGCTATCCATACAAAGTTTCTTTGTCGTCTGGTAAGTTTATTATCTAGGTTGGCAAATTCGACAGGAACGTCTTTTTCATCAGATATGATTGGTTCGTATTCTAGTTTATGTTTCTTGAATCCCATATTTAGCAAATTAGGGTGTTATGCTTATTTTAATACTACACTACCCCACATTACCCTAATATGTATTGAGAGGATAGTTTAGAGATCTATACTTTGTCAAGTATTATCTTATAAATATGTATAGATTTCTTTATTGCCTATGACAAAAATGCCAAAAATAAAATATTCGTCAAAAGCCCATTCTTATAATGTTTTTGAGCGTCAATATAGTCTTGACATTAATTGACAATAATAGGTGGGCGATAAAAACTGAACAATTAGAGGATATTCTTATCGCCCTTACAGTAAGCTATGTTTGGTCGTGATCTTACTGTAAAACTAAACATTATCAAATAATACTATAAATAAAGCTGGTATTACCATAATTGCTACAAAGAACCAAAAAAAGAATTGTAGGCCTTCAATCATATTAAACTTTCCTGGCTATTATCTTCATCATAAAACATGATTAGATCTCCTTGAGGATCTAAACAATCCATACCAACATTATCTTTATAATGTTTTTTGTAAGATTCTAATAATGAATTAGATTTTTTGTTTTCGTAGTCGTCAATAGCTTGTTCATAAGATAGCCTTGACATCATGTATAAATCGCCTGTTCTACTCATATTAACTCCATATTATTATGTAATTAATTAATTTTACAGAATGTATTGTAATATGTCTATACTTTGTTTATACTTATACAATATTTTGACGGAGGTAATAATGTCAATAGATACAAACAGTATGGTTAGTGTACTAAAAAACATAGTTTTAGACACTAAAAAAATAAACCACGAACAGATACAGCAACAAGACGCTATTAATTACATCATTCAAGATGTAAAGGTGGCTATAAAAGACTTGTTGACTGAGGTTGATAAGATCCAAGCTAAAATGGATAAGATTTCTAATAGGAGTTAATAATGATAATTGATAATAAATTTGAGCTTGATTTCGTAGATAAAGGATCAGAACATAATGGTATAGATACCAAAAGCCCAGGATTTAAACCTTTTTGGGAAGTTCAATATCTCGGTAATGGTTTAATTTTTGGTGGCACTAAAAAGGAGTGTCTTAAATGGATGTCAGAGTTTTATCTAAATTATTTTCATCAAGGCAGTACATTAGAAGCTGAAGCAGAAAAAAAAGCTCTTAGCTGGGTTAAAAAATGTCTTAAGGAGGTATCATGATAGATAACCCACCACTACCAGATTCACTAAAAAGTCATCAGCATGTAGCTATTGGCGATACTATGTATTTTCCTGATATGGATAATGCATATTATCATCAATCACCAGGCGTGTCTTCATCTACCTTAAGGAGGTTTAGACAATCGCAGTTACATGCTATGCAAGAGGTGGTAGAGCCTACACCTGCTATGCAGTTTGGTTCTGCCGCCCACTCTCTAATTGTAGAGGGTGAAAACGCATTTAATAACGAGGTTGCAGTTATATCTGGATCTCCGTATACAAATGCAAATAAACAACTAAAACGTGATTACGAAGATAGAGGTATGTTAGTAATCACACAAGAAAAAAGGGACATCTTGTTTCAGATGAAGGATAACCTTATTGAAGAAGCAAGAAAGTTCCTTGACGTTGATCAGGGCGAGTATCCTGGAGTTTTTACTAAGCCATACGAAAACTCCTTGTACTGGTGGGAGCAAGATGTACTCCTCAAGCTAAGGTCTGATGTTATCAGACACCCAGTAGTGCAACCGTATTCAGATGAATCTATTGTAGTTATTGATTA